GCGGGACATGTGACGTTCGCAAATCTGACATGTACAAACACGAGCTTTCCGATACGAACATATTGGTTCACGGCGCTTACGTAATGGGTCGAGTCACCGGTTGTGGACCCGTAGAGCTTGGCCGTATAGGTGCCTTTCTCATAGTCCATGTCGTCAGTCCCAGAGTTGAAACTGATTCCATCTGGACCCAGCCGCATATGCTCGGTTCCGGCGAAGTTCGTGAGCTTGATGTTGTTACCCGACGCGAGGCTTGTCTGTTCCCCGGTTCCAGTATCGAGATAAGTTAAGTTATTGCCCGTGCCATAAGCAGCCGCCGACCCGTACATCTTTAGGATCGAGGTCGTCCCAGTGTTTTGTTGATGCGTGATTTGTAGCTGCCGAGTGCTATTTGTATCAGTGAGATACACAGCGGCTCCTGCGCCTTGATGGTTCAGGATCGCATAACTGTCGTATCCATAGATGCCGTGAGCAGGCGTCACGGCGCTCGTGCCCTTGCCCATGAGAATCGCCGTGTTTGTCAGCGACGACGCCCCGGTACCGCCTTCGGCCACTGGAACAGGGACCGCGCTTAAATAGTTCGTGCCTCCATTGAATGAAATCCCAGACGCACCAAACCTCACTTGCTCTGATGACCCCGCCGCATTGTAGTAATACGCATTGACCCCATCTGCATACGCAACCTGGTAGCCAGTTTTGTGGAACGACAACGCGGTGCCACCGTCTGGTTTATTGATTTGAAGATATGAATCCCCAGAAGCCTCGGTGGTTTTAACTTTCCAAACCTCATCGGGAGTTGTCGCCGTTTCTGACAACTCTAAAGTAGCGCCAGCTCCCGAAATCGTTAATAGTGGCTGAGAGTCATGTCCTGAGATCCCATTGGCTCCGCTTATTGCCGATGTGCCATTCCCCATAAGGATGGCGTTGTCCGTGAGCGTCGAGACACCCGTGCCCCCATGTGCGACACCAATATCCGTGCCTTCCCATGTCCCGGTAGCGATGGTTCCGAGCGTCGTAATTGAGGTCTGTCCCACGTAGGAGCTAGACAACGACAACGTAATACTTGCCGCGCCATTAGTGACGTCAATCTGGTTCGAGGTGCCACTGATTGTGGCTAACTGGGGGTCGCCCGATCCGTCGCCAATCGGAATCTGTCCGTTCGCGGCTACACCCAAGGCGGTCAGGGCTCCCGTGCCACTCCCAAGGAGCAAGCCCCCATCGGTCAGGGACGTGGCCCCGGTGCCACCCTGCGCCACAGAGAGGGTGCCAGTTGCATTCGCGGCGGCGAGGTAATACGTGCCTGTCTGCCCATCGAGCTTGTCGGCATCGAGGTTGTCGACCTTTGCCGCACCCGAAGCCACCGCAAACGGCGGATTTGTGCTCCGGTTATAAGTATGCAGCCCCGTAATGGTGTACGCTTCCTCTTCTGTCAGGAGGGTATTCCCTGACAGATCGGAGTCGGTATTGGTGACTTGGATATCAGCCATTTATGCCTCGATGTAAACCAACACACCATCCACTGACTGGGCTCCTCCCAGTTCCAGATTCAGGAGTGTCGCGGCACTGGTCTCGAACCAGCCCACCGGGTTAAACGGCAACGTCACGGTCTGCCCCTGCGTCGGCTGCATCTGTCCGGTCAACGCGGTGCCCGATGCTCCATCCTCGAATCGAATCGTGACCGCTGTGCCCGTCATGGTCATCGCCAAGGCCAGGACGCGAATCTTCTTCCCGGTCACAGCAGCAACCAGGGTGTTGTTCCCACTAGAGGCGGCATCAATCACGGCCCGCTTGACGAGCTGCACGTCGCGAAAATCTTGGAAATCTGCTTGGCTACTCATCTCGCCTCCTAGACGCTGTGGTAATACCGATAGTCATAGCCCGGAGCACGATCACGATTAAATCGCCCGGCCCATTGGAGAAAGGGGGCAAAGGTCTTTTGCCCAAATGCGGTCAACGACTGCACCTCATCATCGGTGCCAATCTTGAGTAGCTCGACCGCATATTGCGCCAACGGCAACATCGCGATGTCCGGGAAGCCAAACGTCCCAGAGGCCGTAATGTCCGACTTCGCAATTAACCCGTAATAGCGCACCGTATGCACAGCATCGGGCACCGGATCCCAGAGAATGACACTGCCATTCGTCCAGTATCGCTGGGGTTTGCCTGTCGTGCTGACATCGAACTGGAGACTGGGATAGGTGACCGGTGGCCCATACTGGTCGCCCGTATACCCGACAAACTCCAGATCCCATCCAGGCCGACTAGTCTCAGGATTGATGTATTGCAGCCGATCAAGGCGCAAAAGCCCCGAGGGAAAGGTCGTGGACTCAGTATCGGCAGTTGTGGTGACCGTCGAAAACGTCGAGCCGTAGTTATTCGGCTGAAGGGCGAGGAGAGATTCGAGATAATCCTGCGCGGCATTCGCCGCAATGAGCCCCTTGGTCACCCCCGACTCCGACGCTTGGAGTTGGAGGCTCGCATCGAGACCTTCCATCAGGTCAAGAATCGTCTGGCCTGTCGCCATAGCAGTTAGTCTCCGGCATGATGCTGGACGAATTTACTGCCATTGGACGGTCCCCGCATACTCACTTGAATCTTGGTGTGGTCCCACCGTTCAGACCCGACATCGTCCAGAAGCTGCTCACGGTCATCGTCGCGGTCATCCCGCTCCCGTTGCGCTTCCTGTTCGACACGCGCCCAATACTCGCGCCCACTTCCCCACTTGAAGCCACTCTGCTCGTGAATGGCCGCAAAGGTGCGAGCGTCCAAGGGAACATAGGCCCCCTCGGAGTTTTCGACCACAAACAACAGGAGCCACCCCGGACACAGATGATGCTGAATCCGCGGGCGTTTGTACCACACCAACCACCGCTCCCGTGTCGGGTGCCACGTCACATCCAAATCTGGGTGCATCTGACGCAGTTCCGTACGGAACCCATTTGGCGCAAAGCGCACGCCAAACCGATTGGGATGCCAGAACTTCAGTTCTGACTCAATCGCGGGGGTCAGGGGAGAACTCATCGGCCAAAGACCTTCAGTCCGAACTCCTGGACACGCGGATTCTTACTGCTCTTGCAATGCCGAGCCATCCGCGCACGCGCCAGGTTATATGCCTTGCGCGAATCTGGATTCCAGTTCGTTGAGAACCCGTCTATGGGGCAGGACATCACCCCTTTTTCGGCATCCTCAATACATGCGTCAGGAATGGGTTCCTCCGCCGCAGCTTGCCACGGGGCCGCCAACGCTTCCACGGCCACCTCGACCAATGGCACCGCAAACGGCTTCCGTTTCCCGCCCTCTACGAAATACGTCGAGACCTGACCAGCATCAGACCCGATGCCTCCGCGATGCGGCTTGCCCTTCCCATCCCACGCAAACATGGAGGGAAAGGTAGGGGCTCCCTGCGAGGTAAACTCCGTCCACTTTTCTCGTTCAATCAAATACCGACTGATCGCTTCGGAAACCTTTTCAATCCCAACCCAGTGTGTCCCCCGGTGCTCTTTCAGCTGCGCGAGTTCATAGACACGTCCCAACGCGGTCTCGACCGCATGGCGCGTGACTCCCGTTGGCAGTGGATTCTGGAGCACCGCAAGTGGCGACTCTCCCAGATGCTTGAGGAAGAATGCGTTCTCTGCAAGAGAATACTTGGCCGGGTCAAAGGTTTCCATACGACTCCTTAGTAGTCAGTATTGGTCCTCACAGGTTTCAGCACGACACAAATCACGCCTTGATAGGCCGTGACCGTGCCCGTGAAGTTAATTGAAAGCTGTGAGTCCTTGTTGATGAAACGATTCAAGACCGTCGTCGTCAACGTGGAGGTCACGGGCGTATTCGCCGTGCTATCCAGCGCCAATGCAGACGACAAGACCGTGGTCCCACTAGCTGGAGCCGTGCCGGACGTGGCAATGACCACATCAGCCGTGGTGCTGCTGGCCCCTGCCGTATCATGCGTTTCGCGCACCTCCATGACCTCATAGTCCTGGTCGGCGACGAAAATCGGCGTATCTGCCGCTTCCCCTGCCGTAAAGTGCGCCTGCAACCGGACGGGTGCAAGCCGAGCAATCGCTTTGAGTCCCATAATGTGCTCCTGGCGAAGTGACAGGAGGGGACCGAAGCCCCCTCCCCACCTACTCAGTGTTTACGATTCGGCGACGTCTTCGATCTTCGCGCCCGCAGCGGGGTTGTCACTGAGCAGATCGCCCTGCCAGTACCACGCCACCTCAAACGTCGAATTCGACGTCTGGCGGAAGAACGGCGTATTGTCGAAGATTTCTGACACAGGACGCGGTGTCGCGTTCTCACCATGCCCAATGTAGAAATGCTTCGTATCGAGACCAATAATCGTATTGGCCGCGAAGTAGGGGTCCACATGCCACGGGTTGCCCGAGAAGCGGTAGATAGTGCGTCCATCGCCACCATCTTTGCCCTTCTGCTGGGCTCCCCCGTCACGTCCCACACCCACATTCCCGTCAAACGGCTTCGGTGACCCCATCGCGAAGTAGGTGTCTTCACGGAGGAGGTCATGATACCGACGCACAATGGCGAGGTTGGAGATGTAAGAGTTCAACGACGCGCCGCCCTTCTCCCGAACGGAGTCTTCGAGCTGCATCATGAGGTCTTCGGTCAACGCCCGGTTCGTGCCGCTATTGCTAAGCACGACCGACTGCCAGAACTCATTACCCGCAGTGCTGCGGTTGATGCCACCAAAATTCCCCTTCGGAGAGGGTGGATTGCCGTTGT